GTAATTGTGGTTATAGGTAGATAATCTAAATAGTCAATTACTCTCGTTAACTGCATAACCATAGATTGATGTTCATCTTCTTTTGTGTTGAAGTCGTAAGAACGATTGAGTCTTTCTGACATATTTCTACCAGCCTTATACTCAGGAAATAATTTCTTACGGCGGTTAGACCCACCTTTACCATCAAATACTATGACAGTTCGGGTAGGTCTAATTGTTCTTATAGCGTATCCAATTGACCTTAGAAAACCAACTATTCCTCCAACATGCGCTCCATCATCATTCAGAGTTGGTATAGCGCTGAAACATCTTATGAATGTATTCAGTCCATCTATAATCAATACTTTATCGTTAGGTTCTTCCGAATCTAACTCACCACCTTTTTTCTTTATCTCTTCGAGTATTGATAAGTATTTTGCATTACTCACCTAAAACCTCATCTGTGATTTCAACATCATCAATACCTACTTCAGATTTATTATATTTGAGAATTATCTTATCACATATCAATTGATAGCAATAAGATTTGAACTCTTCATCCTCTAACTTTTCAGACCAATCTTTGGATTGAAACTTAATCTCTTCACCATTATGGTCTTTCATAGTATACCAAGCACCACCAACTTTGGCAATATTGTGCTCTTTGAGAACTTGTAGCCAACTACCCTCATCATCTATACCACTTTCAAAGTAGAGTGGAAACTCAGCCTTTCTAAGTGGAGGACCCAAACGATTCTTAATTACTTGTGCCAGAATAGTCATACCAATAACATTCTTTTTAGAATCTTTTATCTGTCCTTTGTTCTTTAGACGAATACGAGTTGATGCGTGAAACGGAAGAGCTTTACCACCTGATGTAGTCCACGGGTCTCCAAACATTACACCGAGCTTTTGTCTAAGTTGATTTGTAAAAACTAATCCGATTCTCTGTCTTCCAATCATCTGAGTAATCTTTCTCATAGCTTTACTAATCACAATAGCCTTTGAAGTAGCCCAACCATCTTTGTCATAGTCTGCGTTTAACTCAACTTTAGTTGTAGCAGCAGCCAATGAATCTACTAATATAGTGACTAACCTATCTTTATCTGATTCACGAACTTTAGTTACAATCTCTTCGATAGCTTCAAATATATCTTCTACTGTCTCTAAGTGTAAGTATAACATCTTATTTATATCTACACCTATAACACCTAAGAAGTCCTCACTAACAGCTGTCTCCGTATCTATATAAACAGCGACACCACCTTTTTTCTGAGTCTCTGCTAGTAGATGAGCACCGATGAGAGATTTACCACTACTTTCTAATCCATTGAGTTCTGTGATTCTACCAACTGCGATACCACCATTAGGGCGATTAGAAATAGCCAAATCCAACATAGTTGAACCTGTAGAAACAAATTCTTTAACATCCGTAGGTGTACTATCTGTACCATCTAAGAAGTAAGCAACTTTGTAATCTTTAAATTTCTTATTTAGAGAGTCGGCTAGAACCCCAGCTAAATCATCTTTAACTGACATATGTTTCTCCTAATTAAAAGTGGGGGCAAAAGCCCCCACCAACTTTATTTACTTATTGAACAACTCGTCAAATGCTGCGCTTGTATCCTCAACTTTAGCTGACTCAGCGATTGTAGCTGATACAGGTTCAGTTTTCTCTTCTTCATCTGATTCAGATGGATTCAACCACTCATTAAGAACACCAGTTAGTTCATCATAAGATAACTCATTGTAAAGTTCTGTGATATCTTTCTGATTATCTAACATAGCTTCGAGTTGTGCCTTATCCTCTGTGATTGGAGTCTGATTAGGCTTTACACGAATCGAAGTAGACGGAAATGATTTGCCTGTCTCTTCTGCTGTTTTGAACTCTACAGATACATCACGACCATTTACAGGATCGGTAATGTCTCCATAGTCTGGATCTGCAATTACAGAAAGTAATTCCTGATAAACAGTCTTACCAAAACCCCAAAAGCGAACACCTTGCGTTTCCTCACCTCTAACAATGATAGGAGCAAAAGTTCTCATCTTTGACTCTAACTTACGAGCCATCTGATACTCTTCTCTGTTACCACTTGTTTTAAGCTTTTGAGCAAACTCTTCAATTGGGTCTGGACGACCAAATGTGATTGGTGATAAATAGGTTTTGTTATTCAAACCAAAGTGAAAGAACAACTCAATAAAAGGATTATCCTTATTGTGTTTGTAAGGTAATACTCTTATGATTTGTTTTCCTGGTTGAGGTTTCCATAGGTTTGAAGTCCTATTGTTTGTTGTTTGAAGCTGATTAAGACGCTTACGAATAGAATTAATATCCATTTTTTATTCTCCTTATTAGTTAATTTGCATTTGTTAGTTACCTTCGTAACCATTTGATAATAAGTATCTGACACTTCTGCCAAATACAATTTTATTTTATTTTTTTGTATCAATAATTTTGTATATTTTCGTAGGTATTTTATTCAAACCATTTTCATTTGTTAGTAATAAACTATTCTGATAACTCTCCCACGGTATTGGAAATCTTTTATCTAATACTCCATTATTCAAACTTCTTATAACTTCATTTAGAGCATTAATTGTATACAATGTATTACTCTGTTTTTTTCTGTGTAGTGAAATAGTATTTGGAATATCTTCGGGATGGTTTTCCTCATCGTGCTCTACATTGTAGGTACAAATTAGTTGATTTCTTTCTTTTAAATTTTGAAACACATATATCTTATCATATAATATATCATTACATAGTTCTATCAATTCTAAAATATCATCAAGTCTATCAACTTGAGTGAAAGTGCAAAGTAGTTGTGTTCTCATTATAAGTTGTAATTCGTTGGTCTGTTATCTTTGTCTGCGTTTACTAATCTTCCAGCTCCAGGATTTCTACTTCTACCATCGTCTGAAAAACTCACATCGTATGTTGGTATGGCATAAGCTAAAGTTTCTATACCATCTGAACTATTTATTTGTATTCTTTTCTCCTTTACTAACTTAGCACCGCCCTTATCTCTTCTCTGTGACAATACACTATCGTTACCAAAGTCTTGTACTTCTACTGCACTATTATAAGCCATATGTGTTAAGTATGTATTTACATAGTAACTCTGTAACCTTTGTCTTACTAATTCTTTTTGCTTTTCTTCTTCTTTAATAAACTCAACATATTTTGGATTGCTATCTTTTTTGGGTGTGGGTGCAGCAGTTGCTCTTCTTTTCATTATTGTATCCAAAGCTACTTCTACTTTTGATTTAGGATCCTTACTAACAGCAGCATCTAATACTTCATTAACCATATCACTACTCACTCCCATTTTGATGGCTGCTTCCGCTTGTTCTTTTCTGTAGTCTTTATGGTTTACATCTTTTTTATATATATCACTATTTGAGTTAGACATTTTCAAAATAGTTTTCTTTTTCTCTCCACCATCATCATCTAAGAAAACTGCTTTCTGAATCTTTGCAGTTAATGCACTAGCACCACCTTTACCTTTTTTCACACTAAGTCCATCTAATGTTACAAACTTAGACTTAGAAGTTCCCTTACTTATCTGAAGAACATCTACAGTTTCTAATGTGGAACTCTCTGGCAAAAGAACACATTTACCATTCTCTGTTCCCTCGCCATTATTGTGCATCGCTCTAATGGCTGTGTAAACTTCAGCAAAATTAGCCCAACCTTCTTTTAACTTATCATCATTAGCAAAATCAGACATCGTTTCTTCAAAAGCACCAAACCATTCTTGTGGAGTATCGAAACCAGCAGTTCCACCATTAGGATTAGCAGCTGCGATTGCTCTCAACTTATTCAAAACTCTTACAGTATCATCAGGTAATTCTGCTGCTGGTACTCCATCAGCAATAGGTTTTTCACTCAACATATCAAATCTATCTAACATATTAACTAAAGAAGATTGTATAACTATCTCTCTGTTCTTTGAATTATCAGGATATACTCCCTCATCCATATCGATAAAGTCCATATCACCTAAAGCTACTTTCTCTGCTAAGTCTGTCATCTCTCTATTATTTTGTGCAGCTTTTTTGTATTCATCAGTACCTTTTTCAAAATTACTTAAATCTTGCCTTTCGATAGTCAACTCTCCTATGGATACTGAATTAGCAGTTCTACCCCACTCTTTTAATTTTGCTTCAGACTTTTTCAATGAGTTGAAAGCGTCACTACCTTTCTTTGGCTTTGTCTTACCACGAAAAGATAGTACTTCTTTTTCAGCTTTTTTTATTTCATCACTTTTTTCAATATCTAATTTTGGTTTTTGTTCTATAACTTTTGGCTTTCCATCTTTACTATAAATTTGATTTGGAGCAGTTTTCTTTCCACCAAAAGTAGAAACTCTTTCTGTAGTCAATCCTGCTTTCTGTAATTTTTGATGAACTAATTTTGAAGCACCACTTTGCCCCATCTCTACTTTCTCAGCTTTTTTGTTCTTACCAGTAGTTCTTCTAAAATCACCTTCAAATCTAGCAACATAAATTTTGTATTTTGGTTTCGATGT